GAACACGGCATGGGCTTTCCTATGTCTTCACGGCCCAGAGCTGGACAGATGGTCCAGCGCATCTGCGACTTGCACCTTGGCCTCGATGACTACAGCCCTATTCACGGCCCTAAGCAGGGAATGGATATCACAGAAGCTATCGCCAAGGGCGTCCAAGAGTTCAAAACATTTGAGCCGCTGACGTGGGACAACGGTATGGATGCCGAAGCTAAGGAAGAGTTCGCAGAACATTTAGCTACAATGGCTATTATAGCCATGCAAGGCATTAAAGAGTTCTTTGGCGATGAGGAAATCATCGGAGAGTATCGGCGGTACTACAAAGACCCTGAGATTGATGTGCCTGTCCTGCTTCTGCTGGATTACGCAACGACTGACAGGCAGATTGACCTGAAATGTTCCCTGCCTCTGCGAAACCCACCGAAAAAAGATGGTACTAGGACGTGGCGAGTGCCAAAACCACGCACCGAACCCACTCCGCAGCAGGTTATGCAACAAGCAGTCTACTGGAAGGCTACTGGATTGCGCCCAGGACTGCTTTTCGTGACCGCTGAGGGCTATCACATAGCTACAGAGGATAATTGTGACGCTCTGAAGCCAGAAGCCCTAGAAGAGGCTTATAACGAGATTGTCGGGCGATGGCTGGTAGTCCAGAACCTGATGAAGGCGGCGCAAGGCAACTGGAAGAAACTCTTTGGTATGGTTGCGCCAGACTACAGCATGATTTCCAGCCGTCACGGGCCGGAAGTCCTGCAAATTGCAAAGCAAGCGTGGAGGATGCAATGAGCAAACAGACCAATACCGTTAATAAGAACACGGCAAAGGAATGGCAGCGTTTATTCAATGAGATGTTCGCTGTGCCGGTGATTCCAAAGGTTCATCCGAACCAAGCGAACCGTTCCTACATGAAGTTCAGCAACTCTAAACCAACGCCAAGGAGGGCAAAATGAGACCACTGAAAATTGAAAAGAATGTTCCTATTCCACGCAAGAGTATGAGGGCTATCTCTTGGAAGTCTATCGCTGAAGATATGGCGGTGGGAGACTCTGTGAAAATCAAGGGCAAGACCGAGCATGAAACTAGATGCAAGGTTGAAGCATTGAAAACAGCTATGCGCAGTCTTGGCTTCAAGGCTATTCAGCGGCAAATGACCAGAGGCAACCGCACCAGCTACAGAGTGTGGAGAGTCTTATGACGGAGACTGAGCAGGAACATGCTCAAGCCATAGACTTCACGCAAGAGAAGCTGAAGAGGTTGGAGAAGCGTGTTGAGGAACTGGCTGATACCCTCTTCTTTGCGATGCGCATGATGAGCAATTATATCGACAAGATGGAGGACGATATCTATGACAAATAAAATCTTCGATGCTATGTCCCTAGTGCAGGAATATAGCAAGAAACACGGTGTGGCACAGAGGGGCGGTAAAATTTACACCCAGGTTGTGCATCGTATGGAGGCTTTTAGACAAGTCTTCGGCATAGAGTTCGGCGTTGATACGCAGATTCTCGTTGACGATGGACAGCGTGTGGTAGTAAAGGCTATCATTACCAATGAAAACGGAATCGTAATCGGTTCTGGAATGGCTGAGGAAATCAGAGGCGAAGGACACGTCAATAAGACATCTGCCCTTGAGAACTGTGAGACTTCAGCCGTAGGCCGCGCCCTTGCCAGCATAGGACTCAGCGGTGGCGAATACGCCAGTGCCAATGAGATTGAAGCAGTGGGACGGAAAGAACAGAACCTGAAGAATCAGGCGGGGTCTGAGAAGCCCGTGGGTAGCCCTCCTCCCTCTGCTCCGGCTTCTCCCCCGTCTGAGCCACCCCGACAATCTGACGATACTGAGGATGCAGACAGGAAACTGTATCTCGAAGTAGCCGGTATGCTGCCGACAAAGAAAGCCAAGGCATCTGTTGAAGACTATTTTGGGCAGATGAAACCAAAGCTGGATGAACTCAAGGCCCGTGAACCCGATAGGTATCAGCACATTTTACAGCTGTTCCTTGATAGACTAGAGCAAGTATAGGAGAAAGCTATGTCTACAGATTACCTTAAAGTCATGTCCCTCAAAGTCTTCCCGAATGACACGGGCAAGGTGAAGTGGGGCAACAGTAAGTTCGAGCCGTGGAAGGATGGCGCACCTGGCGATATTCATTTCCGTGCTGGTCAGCAGTACAAGGTCAGCGTCTTTGACAATGGCGATGGAAGCCTTGGCATTACCTTCAGCATTATGAAGAAGAGCGATGCCTATGCTGGCGGCTCTGACAGCCTAGCCGGTGACTTGAAACAAGGCGGCCTGAGAAAGCTGGCATCTGAACTGGAAGCCAGTCGTGTCGGTCTTGACGACGACATTCCGTTTTAACCTGCAAGAGGGGTAAGCTCAAATGGCTAGAGCTGGCTGGCGAACAATAGTTCGTTTAATCGGTTGCGGGTTCAAATCCCGTCCCCTCTCATCATTATGAGCAAAAGATGGAACCGTGGCATCAAATACTGGTAGCTGTCTACGATGAAGGGCTGATGCTGCACATTGACGGCAAAGGCTACTTCTATCGGCAGACAGTTGACCAGCAGTTGAATATGGCTAAGGAACTCATAGAGCGCAGCCGGAAGAACCCTGGCAAGGATGACTTGACAGACTATCGGGGCGCATGAGGAAGCCAAAGAAAAACAAAAAGCCAGCGGACGCGAGAATCGTTACTTGCGTCCACTGCAACACCAGACACTACGCCGTAGAGGGCGGCTGGGTAGTGAATGGATTAGACGAAGTTCTTTGTTATAACCAGAGGAGGAATTGTTTCGATGAAATGCGACACATGCGGGCAGGTGCTAGTAACCAAGCAGTCTTGGAAAACATACCACACAAAGACCAAGAGTAACTTTCGCCGGCTAGGTGAGATTGTAGCGGTCATGGACGATGTTATGGGGATTGATGCTGAACAATTAAGGGTGAGGCGAAGAACCCTGATATACACACAGCCACGAGTTATATATTCCAAACTTGCAACGGAGTTCACCAACCTTACCTATACAACGATAGGCCGGTTCATTGACCGTGACCACAAAACAATCATGTCAGCAGAAAAAACCCCGCTGATTGCGGAGTATAATGACTATTATCACGAGATACGCGAGAAGCTGGAAAGAGTTACTTCTTCTTTGCGACAGGCTTCTTAGTCATCTTGGGGGTGGCTTTCTTAGCCATCCCTGCCTTCGGTGGACGGCCACGCTTTGAGCCGTATGTACCTTTTCCCATTGGCATTACTTCTTCCCCTTCTTGGCTTTGTTACGTTTGGATATAGCCGCCGCCTTCTTCTTAGCGTCAGCCTTCGATGATGCACCCCACGCTCTTAGCGAGAGAAGCAATCTGGTTGGCTTGCCGTCTCTGTATTCCGGCCCCTTCATGTTCCCCATTCTGGCAAGGAAGCTGGCACGTCTTGGATTGTCACCACTCTTAACAGGCCGCTTCAGGTTCATGCCCTGCGCACGGGCAGAACGCCGCCCTGCCTCATTCAGGCCACCTTTCGGGTTCTTGCCAGCCTTTCTTTGCCACGCCGGAGTCTTAGCCATTGTCTATACTTCGCATCCTCTTGACCAAACGCATCGCCCTGTTCGGAACTTGACGATACCACTTCGAGTCCACCATCTGATTCGCTGCCTCCACAAAGTCCCTTGCATCAACGGCCTCCTTCATCATTTTGAACTTGCTCAGTCTAGGCAAGCCCAGGTTGAACATCATATTCGCAATGATAAGCTGCGCCTCTTCTGGCAACTCGTCAAAGTCTTCATATAGATTATGACAGTCTTCGATGACCACCGCAATATCTCGCTCAAAGACTTGCGCCACTCTTTCGCTGGAGACGGGAGTGCCGACAGGTTGACCGTGTTCAGGGTCAGCCGGACGTATCAAATGGCCGATACCGAACGTGGGGAGACCGAGATGGTCAAGGTAGATTTCAAAGCGACAGCCTTCGTCAGCGGAAAGCTGCTCACGCAATACATCAAGATTCATCTTATTACTTCTTCTTTTTCTTGGCCTTGGCTTTTCTGGCCGTGGAAAGGGCAATGGCAACCGCCTGTTTCTGGGGCTTGCCACGCTTCATCTCAGCTTTGATATTCTTCGAGATGGACTTCTTGCTGTATCCTTGAACTAACGGCATCACTTCTTCCTCCTCCTGGCAGTCTTGGCAGATTCCTTAAAAGCCTTTGCCGTAGGCGCACCTTTTGTCCCTGGCTTCCTCATCTTCTCGCCAGAGCCAGCGGCAATGCGCTTACGCTTGGCATGGATATTCGCGTATAGTCCCTTCTTCATTTCGTCAATCCTTTCTGCTTCTCATATGTCCTGAGACCGCCTAGCCCCAGCATCCCCAACAGCACCGTCATCAGGCTATCCATATCAAATACTGGCAGTTGGGGGAGGGAAACGCCAGTATATCCGGCAATGAATGTAATCAGCGGCGCAAGAACAAAGTGCCAGCATAACGCAACTCCGCATGTCCAGCCGATGAACGGCCGCCAGCCAGCAACAAAGATAGACTTGTGTGAAGCCTCAGCCTTGTTCACCTCAAGCTGGCCCTTTGCTAGCTCCTGTGCGTGACGCTCTGCCATCGTAGCAAGGTCATGCGCCAGCTTCGCCTTCTGGTCTTTGTCTTCAATAAACTTGTCAAGCAGTCCCGTTACTGGGCCTATTAGAGCCTGTAGCATGTGGCTTCCCTTCGTGATTCATCCATACTGCAAATGCGCCAGTCATTGCCCCAGTTACGACAGAGACAAGTCCGGCCTGGGCGGGGCTTGGGTCCGGCAGTGACATAAACCATTCAACGACACGCCAAGACATCAGCGTCATTACCAGCATCATAAAGCGTGGCAGTATTTTCCATTCAAGCACCTGTATCGCGCTCATATCATGCCCCTGTTCTTCATACCGGCATATACTACCACAGCCGCTACGCCGAGGCCAATGATGCAGAAGAACGCTATCACAGCTATCTCTATCATGCGCTTAATGTCTTTTTTGCGCTGTTCCTCAGCTGCAATGCGGTCTTTCCTGGCCTGTGCGCTAAACTTAAGCCAGTCGTTCCACAGCCCTGGCCGTCCGGCATATATCATGTACTGCTTTAGCTCTTCCTCTTTCTCACGGATAGCCTCAAGAGCCATAAACTCCTCGAAGTCATTGCCCTGATGAAACGCAGAACGCTTCTTCTTTTCAGCCTTCCGGCGTAAGTCATCCTGATTGGTAATAAAGGTGGCAATGTGCGACCCTACGGTAGCGATGTCTTTGCCATTGGCAACGGCTTGCTTGATAACAGCAAAAGCGGCATTAGCGGCGGCAAGTTCAGCAAGCATCAGTATACTCTTACAGTCTCAGGGTCTACCTCATCAGGCACACAATACAAGGTCACTCTATCACGTCTGTCCAGCCAGTCATAGTGATGGTAATTCCCATACCGCCGTGCCAGTTCCTTCGCAAAGAAGTTGCACTCAATCACAGAATAAAAACGGAGATTGGTTTTAACCTCTCTCCGTTCATCGCCTGTTCCCAGATACATTATCAGCAGGAATACTGTCACCCCGCCAGCAACGCCTGTATTGCACTTTCTGGCACACGCATACCTTTCTTTTGCATTTCAGTCAGGTATTCAGCCATCTCTTCCTGCGTGTCAAAACTAACGTCCTCTATTTCCGCATCAGTACGGTTAGACCACTGACACACAAATCCGGTTTCAGCTTCATAGACATAGGCGTCAGAC